AGCGCCTTGCGCACGTCGCCGGCCATCTTGGCGACTTCATCCAGGGCGCGATGCAGTTCGGCAATGCTGGTCGTCTGGTCAAGGGCGTTCTGCTTGGCGCGCTTGGCGTTGTCCTCAACGTCCTTGAGGTACTTCACAGCCGCCGAGGCGTCGACAAAATCCTGATCGGTGACGAGCTCAGTCTTGATGCCGGAGATCACGGCATTGGCCGCCGCCTTGAATTCGACCAGATTGCTGTGGGTGACGCGCCCGGTGACTTCGATAACCAGCGCCGGCAGGTTGTCGATCGGATTGGCGGTCAGGATCGGCTTGGCTTCGATGACTTCGGGCTGATAGTTGCGCACATCCTCATCAAACTGCTTCCAGCCGGCCTTCAGTTGCGCGATGCGTTCCGGCGTTGAGCGGTAATCGCAGTAGACAAAGTTGTCGGTCGTGCCATCGCTGACCACGAAGATGATTTTCTCGAAGCCAAACACGGCAATCTGCTGATCCAGTTGCCACTTGTGCGAATCCGGAACATTGCCGGCGGCAACCTGGGCGGCGAAATCAGCATTCCACAGCTTATGCTCGAAGCCGATTTCACAGGTCATCGTGGCGCCGTCAGAACTGGCCAGCAGATAACCTTCGTCGTCGGTGGCGACCAGCGGATAGAGGTCTTCGCCGATGATGGCTTCAAGGATGGGGCGGGCCAGCGCCTCGGTCATGTGGCCGAGATCGAAACGGCGCTGCATTTCCGGGGTGATTTCCTCGGTGATGCCGGTTGCCTTTTCGCGGATCAGCGCCGAACGGCTTTTGTACGGGCTGACGCCCATCATGGCCGGGGCTTCGCTGGCGTTACGGGTGTTGGAGCGCAGGGCGTGCCACTGATCGCTTCCTTGGATGACGTTATGCAGCTTCATTGGTTGCTCCTTCGTAAATAACCGCCAGATCATCAATGGCGAATTTCTGCTCTTCAGTGAGCAGCGCCTTGGTTTCAATCATGGCGATGATGTCAGCAGGGGTTTTCTTTCCGGACTGAACCAGTTGTCGCCACGCCGGAATGTTTTTCTCGAACTTGTCTTCCGGATACATTTCAATTGCCGGGCGAGATTCCGCAACAACCTGCGCCTGCCCCATTTCAATTTCCTTGGCAGGGCCGATACGCTCCGCTTCGTCTTGGTCGTAGATGCCGGCCAGTCCAAAGGCGTAGCGCGCCGCTTGAATGGTTGCCTTGTGGCGCAGCATTCGCGCCGGCCATTGTTTCCATGTGTCCGTGCCGCGCACGCACGCACTCATGTACTCGGTGACTTCGACGGGGCGGCTGCGATCCTTGCGGAACATGCGGCAGGTAATCGAAAAGAGCTTGCCGTCGACCACGTTATCGACGAACTCCATGCCGTCGAATTGCGGATGCTCGTTGATGATGCGCAGCCAGCCGTCAATCGAGACAATCGGCACGATTCCGCCTTTGCTCGGGAAGGCGTAAATCTGCTTCGTGATCGGGTTAAGGTTGTATTCCTTGGCGACCATCAGGAAGGCAACAAACTGCTCATTGGTGATGTTTGACGGGCATACCGTTGCGCGAACGGTGTGCTCAAACTCGGCCGGCTGCATTTCAAAACGCTCGGCCATCTTGGCGACGACAGGTAAAGTCATGATTTCCTCTTGGAAGTAGGTCAGGCCAGCCGCCAAGTGCGGCGATGACCAACGGGAAGCAGCGAATTGAGGGCCGAGCGGAGCCGCGTCCGCTCACGGCGGGCGATGCTCCGGGCAATCTCAATGCGGAATTGGAGGACAGGATCGCCAATGCAGGCGAGCGCTTCGGTCTGTCCGGCGATGGTGATGTCCAGGGCGTAAATCTGGAACATCAAGATAAGGCGCTTGATTCTGTTCATGTGATCGATCTCCGTTATCGATGGGGATGCAATACGCATCCCGTATGACAACTATAGAAGATTGATTAACGGAAAGCAAGCATTTCAGCGCAAATAAAAACCGACAGCATGATTGCTTGTCGGTAGGCAATCTTTACTCGTTAAAAAAAGGCTCTTCGGAACTTGGTGTGGTTACATTAGGATTCTATTGTGTTTATACGCAAATCAGGAAAGGGCAGAAATCATGGAGAAATGTTTTAGCACCAATGACGAGGACTTCAACCACACCGAGTTCAGCGAGCTTATGGAGGCGCTGAAGGACAACGGCGACGTAGTGGTTGGAACGGTCTATTACGAGGCTGACTTCCGCCATATCACCGGCAAGGATTTGGTTGATGCATCGAGGCTCATCGAGGATATGGAAGAGCGCCTCTATGACGAGGTTGGCGAGTGCGCTGAAGGCGGGCTTGATGTCAGTAACGAGGCAGCAGAAGAGCTTGAAGCGTTTCTTGTTCAGTGGGCTGAAAAACACACAGACCTCGGGCGTTTCTACAAGATTATCGGCAAGTCTCGGGAGATGAAAGTCACCGAGGCTGACTTGGTTGATAACGCTTGAGGCGCTGACTACATGCATCGAAACGCACCCCCAATGACCGCAGCAACGATGGTGCAAGCCACGCAGCGGGCGAAGGCCAAAATTCAAAGCGTTCTGGATTATGCTCACCAGCTTGAGACTGACCCGCAACAAGAAGAGCGGGTTGCTCGACAGTTATGCAAGGCTTGTTTCTATGGCCCTCCGCGTCTTGGCGGGGCTGCCATAACCAGTCAGCCTTGCATGTGCTGTGATGAAGACCAGATGTATGGCAGCACTAATACAGACGTTCTGTGCGAAAACTGTGCCAAGAAACACGGGCTGTGCAAGCACTGTGGCGGCGATGTCGAAATACGAACTGACCGCAAGGACTGGCCGGAGCGCTGACCGTTTGTTTCTCAAGAGCCTCTTCGGAGGCTCTTTCTTCTTGCGGGCGTAGAATATATGCTTTTTGCGTCAACACCATGCTGCCTCTCGACTTGCCGGGTATTACAGTGACCAACACCGAGTCTGACGGCCCGACGTTCTCCATTCACGCTGGCTGCGAAGGCCGACCAGAGGAATGTCAGTTGTGCGGCAGCAAGAGCTTTATCGGGCACGGACAGCATAAGCAGCAAGTCATGGACTTGCCGCATCAGGCGCGATTCACCTGCATCCATCTCGTTCGCAAGCGTGAATTAGCACAAATTCTTTGTCTGCCTCGGGAGCGCTTGCCAGGGTGGCACAAATTTTCGACAGGTAGCGGTCCTCTCCGGAAATCTGCTCGGGAGGTTTCGCGTCCAACGAACCAGCGGTGAGGCCGAACGCGGATTCGATCATTTCAGCCATCTTGTCGCCGATATTGCGCTTCGGACTCGGCCCGGCAATCTGGGTGATGTAGCTGTTCTTCTTGCTCATGATGCGGGCGGCCTCATTGGTCCAGCCGACGTTTTTGATGATCTGCCGGAAGTTCCACAGCCGGTTTCGCTGGATTTCTTCTTTGTTCATATTGGCCTCCGTATGCCAATTTCCGCTTGTGTTACGACGCGGACATGATGTAGAGTTTTGATTAACGCGCATTAATCATCGTTAATCAGATGCGCTATATTGCCCTATCATCATAAAAGATAAGCGGCAAGTAAGCAACGAATACAGGTTTCTCAATGGGCAAGCGCCGGCCAGCGCGCCTACTGTTACCGCGAGTTCCCGGTAGGCAGCCCACCCTTTTATTTAGGTCACGAACTCGCACGAAGGAACCGCACTGTGCCACGACTGATCGTCAAGAACTGGTCGAGTTTCCAGCACTACAAGGACAGGGCTCCTCCCTGGATCAAACTCCACAAGGGGCTTCTCGACAACTACGAATATCAACGCTTGCCGCTTGCTAGCAGAGCGCTAGCACCAATGCTTTGGCTGCTAGCAAGCGAATCCGAGGATGGTTCAGTCGAGTACGACCGCGACAAGATCGCATTCCGCCTGCGCACCACAAGCGAGGAAGTTACCGCAGCCATTGAACCGTTGATTCAAGCGGGTTTCATGGCTGTTTTTGGCGATGCTAGCGAACCGCTAGCAGAGTGCAAGCGTGATGCTATGCCAGAGAAAGAGGTAGAGGCAGAGGCATATAAAGAAGAGGAGAGGCAGAGTAAGGGCCGCGCAAGTCGCGGCACCAGGCTACCTATTGATGCCGTCTTGACCGATGAATGGCAAACCGAAGCCGGAAAAATACGCCCTGAACTTCAACTAAAAGCCATTGATGCCATCTTCTTGGAGTTCAGGGACTACTGGATTGCACTGCCGGGCCAGAAAGGGACGAAGACGGACTGGTTGGCCACTTGGCGAAATTGGGTGCGGCGCGAAAAAGGCTTCAAGCAATCATTCATCACGAAGCCGGCAACCGGACGCCAGTCAAACATCGACAATTACGCGGCACAGGCCGCAGCAGCGAGGGAAAAGTATGACGCTACCAGCATCCCAGCAGAACGCGACATCACCAGCGAATCCACGGTCATTACCTGATCAATGGATCGAAAAGCTGTTCCAGAAATTCGAGGACTGGTACGGCGCGAAGTGGGCTAACCAGTACGGGGCTTTCCCGCGTGAGCGGGTCAAGCGTAGCTGGGCTGAAGAGCTTGGCGGATTCGATCATGTTGGCGAGGTGATCGCCAAGGCGCTGAACGCCCAGAAGGGAAATCAGTTTCCACCGACGCTGCCGGAGTTCCTGGCGCTATGTCGGGAAGCGGCAAAACGTATTGGCGATGGCGTAGCGCCTAAGTTGCCGGTCATTCTGACGCCGGAAGATCATCAGCGCGCAGCAGCCGCCGCAGAAGCGGCAATTCGCGGCATGAAGACCAAGACCAGTGACGGTATCGACAAACACTGGGCAACGCATCCAAGAAGCAGCCAGCACTTATCTTTCATTTTTTCCGCCGCAAACCGTGACGCGAGATTTAAGCCGTGCGTTGACGAAATGGTAGAGCAGGGTATTTGCACCGCCGAAGGTGTTCTGCTCAAGGTATATCGTGACAAATCTTTCGTAAAAGCATGATTGCCTACCGATGAACAATCAATCGAAATCACGGCTGCCGACGATGAAAGAGGCCATCGAGATCGTCACTAACTGCATTGATCGCCGGGAGCAGGGGCGGCAACTGTCGTTCATGCGGGAAACGCAGGGCGAGGAATTCGCCCAGCAGGTTCATGACAAGGTGAAGGCGGCCGGGGGAGTGAAGAAAAAATGATCTTCGGTTCTGTATGCAGTGGAATAGAGGCCGCCAGCGTCGCCTGGCATCCGCTGGGCTGGAAGGCCGCGTGGCTGGCTGAAATAGAGCCATTCCCGAGCGCAGTTCTGGCGCATCACTACCCGGATACTCCCAATCTCGGCGACATGACCAAGATTTCAGCCAAGGTGCTGACCGGCGATGTCGTCGCCCCTGATGTGCTGGTCGGCGGAACGCCGTGCCAGGCGTTTTCGCTCGCCGGTCTGCGCGAAGGACTCAACGATGGACGGGGCCAACTGACCATCAAGTACATGGAGCTTGCCAATGCAATTGACTTTATTCGCCAGCGGCGAGGAGAAGACCCCGCCATCATCGTCTGGGAAAACGTCCCGGGCGTCCTCTCCGACAAAACCAACGCCTTCGGCTGCTTTCTTGCAGGACTTGCCGGAGAAAGCGTGGAGCTCAAGCCGGCAGGGGGTAAATGGTCGAACGCTGGTTGTGTGTTTGGACCCCAAAGAACAGTCGCGTGGCGCGTCCTCGATGCCCAATATTTCGGAGTGGCCCAACGACGCCGCCGTGTGTTCGTTGTCGCAAGTGCTCGAAAAGGGTTCGATCCCGCCGCGGTACTTTTTGAGTTCGACGGCGCGCGAAGGGATTCTGCGCCGAGCCGAGAAGCGGGGGAAGGATTTGCCGCAACCCTTGATGCGCGCACTAAAGGCGGTGGCTTTCCAGGGACTGATGGAGCCTGTGGCGGACACATTCAGCCCGTTGCAAGCACCGGAAGCATCAGTCACTGCTTGAACGCTGGCGGAATGGGTAGGCTCGACTACGAGACCGAGACCATGATCGTGCACGGCACCCAAGACCCCTGTGTTGACAAGCATCTGGCGTTTGCGATGGGTCGGAATAGCGGGCAAGAAAATGTGATCGCGTTGCCATTTGATACGACTCAAATCAGCAGCCCATTGAACTTCTCTAACCCAAAATATGGCGATCCATGCCATCCGTTGGCAGGTGGGGCGCATATTCCATCAGTGGCTTATTCGACCAAGCTCCACAACACGACTAGCAACCAGGCCGGTTGCATAGGTTTATCCGGCGAAATGAACGCAAACAGCGAAATCATCGGTGCGCTAGATGCGGGGTCGAAATCTGGAGGCGGTCAGCCATCAATGGTTATGCCTTCTGTATCAATGCAAGTTCGCCGCCTGACGCCAGTTGAGTGCGAGAGATTGCAAGGATTCCCCGACAACTACACGCGCAT